AATCGCGCCAGTTCCGATCGCACCAGCGAGTTGGCCAATGCCACCAAACACGTTACCCCATGCCTGACCTTGAGCCAAAGCCGCGCCCGCTTGCGCTGCGCCCTGCTGCTGCATCAGGTTCGAAATGTTCGCGCCTGTCTGCATGCCAGCATTGCCAACACCTGCGGCAGCGTTTTGACCCATAGAGGTGATGCCACCGAGGCGGCCATATTGTTGCTCAATCAGGGACGAGAGAACCTGCGGACGGAACTGAGCCAAAGCCGCTTGAACGTTGCCGCCACGAAGGCCACCAGTTGCTGCGGCTTTCTGAAGGATTGCCTCTTCGCCCTGGCGTGTCAGAGCTGCGAACTCTGGACCTTGCTCGATTGCGCTGATGGCTTGCTGTTGCGCTTCCGGTCCAGACGCACCAATCAATGCGAGCTGTTGACCCAGCGTTCCTGTGCCAGCCTCAACATAAGGAGACAGCAATTCACGAACGGCATCGAACTGGCGCTGTTGCTCTGCAATGCCAGCCTCTGCGGATTGTGTCTGCGCTGATGCAGCTGACTTAGCTGCTTTGGATTGAACCACGCCACCAACAACGGCGCTGCCTACTACGGCTGCTGCGATCCAGCTCATGAGAACTTACCTCCCAGATATTTATGAACGGCAGCATCGATGGCCTGCAAATTCATTGCTTCCTGTTGAGCGTCAGCCCATGCGGCGCTCTTGTCTACAAACAGATCCTCGAGCGTATCAACGTCGGTTTCCTCGGTTGCATACGCGTTGACGAAAACTGTGTCTTCGATGATGTAGGCAAACTTGCGACCAGGCTGCCCAGTGAAGATATACGGACCTTCGATCACCTTCGCCTCACCATTTACGATCACAGCCATCTTGCCTTTCAGCATGATGTTCATGTGTTCATCTTTGTGAGAGTGACCCATCACATATGTGCCAGCTGGAAGAAACGCCTCGCGCATATAGATCCCTGGGCCAAAATGATGCTGGACCGGACAGTCCACTTGCGGCTGCGAAAGCATTGCAGCCTCGATCTGATCGAGCGTGCTCGATGTCGAGATCTCTTTGCTGTTGTGGACTTCAATCTGCACTGGCTCGCCTTTCGCGGAATTTGCCTGCTGGCGGGCCATCGTCTCAGCGCCTGTATTATCACCGAAATTTGTCATTTTGCCAAGTCCTCAGTCATCTTCTTCCCAGGCCTGGCAGGTGCGCAGATTGTGGCAGATGAAATCGAACTTCTTGCAGTAACCTCGACCGCCACCATCCATGTCGAATTTATCGAGCGAGATGCTTTCCATCTTGGCCTGCATCATGGGGCCATTCTGGAAATACTCGCAGTTTGCGCAGAGGCGCCGGCGCGCTTCCTTCTCGGTCATGCCCCAGGCTTTTGCGACGCCCTTCCAGTATTCTTTGTTTGCATTCGGCTCGACGGATGTCTTCTCCGGGCCCAGCTGCCATTCGTCAATGACGCGCTGACGGTTTTTGCGGTTCTCAGCGGCCGATACGATCTTCTCTTTCGGGAGGCCAAACTCGATCATGACTTCATCCATTGGGGTGCTCCTTACAGCGTGATCTCGCGCCCTGAAGCACGAATAGTCAAAGTGGTGGCCGCGCTGGCCGTTGTCGAAATGTAATCAGCATCAAGCAGAACGTGCCCAACAAGCTCCGGACATGTGTATGTCTCGCCCACAGAGATGTTTCGCGCGTTGATGATCCGGTTTGCTGTCGAAGCTGTTCCCAGGTTGGTAACCACGTTGACGGTGATCGTAGCGTCCGCAGCTCCATTGTTGGTCACGGTGAACTTGTCCACGATCGCATTCACGCCGCTTGCAGTGTATTGCACGGTGTTGGTTGCCTCAGCGAGCTTGGGCTCGATCAGAACTGCTGGGGTGATCGTCATTGCTGCACCTGTGTTACTGAAAGGATGATTGCTGGAGCGGCTGGGGAAAAGGCTGTTGCCGGAACGCTGTCGATGGTGACGTTCGTATCATCTGCGGCAAAAGCCATCTCGATGTAATCGGACGCCGCAAGAGAAATGATCTCTGTCAGAGCGACAGTGACATATCCGCTGCTCACGTCGCTGGTGACAATCCGCGTCGTGTTCGGAATGTCTGTCCCGTTATGCCGGAACCAGACATATACATCCTTTTTCGAACTGCTGCCGCTGCTGATCTGAACACGCGCCTCAAGCTGATAAAGACCGGACGCAGGAACGACGATCCGCGATGCTGGGGTTCCAATGGTCACGCCATTGGAAATGTCAGTGCTGTTGAATGTGAGTGTGTAGGCGGTGTTGATTGCGGCAGGCGTCTGGTCTGTCGTCTTGCTGAAGACGCCGTAATACTGCATTTGCTCGATCGTCGGGCGGACAAAAACAATGCCATTCGAAGCATCCGAAACAAGGCAGGCTGCGATCGGGATCACATTATCAGGTGCGGTTGGCTTCACGTTGGTGAAAGCACCAGCAACGGTCGGCGATGGATAGAGCAGATCACCGACGCTGAAAGCGCTGGTGTCCAGGCCGCGGACATATCCCCAGCTTGTGCAATATCCCTGGGTTCCAGTGTCCGGCAGATCGTGCGTCATCACGCCGAGGATGTAGAGTGATGGCTGCGAACCATCTGCGATGTAAGGTCCAACCGAAAGCGCACCGCCAGCTCCGACACCAACGAAACCAACCACGGTTCCGTTCGGAATGGTCACGCCGGTGTTGTTCTCAACACGAGCAAACGTTTCCATGCCAACCTGTTGAGATACGCCATATTCCATGCCGATGTTCAGCGTTGCATCGTCATCGTTCCAGCACAGGCGGCGTTCTGCCTCGGCATGAGGAGGAAGGCGACGAAAATCGAGATAGTCAATCGTCGCGCTGTTTGGCTGATAACTCTCAGCCTTGTTCGCTGCAACACCTGCATCAAATGCAGCATTTTCGATCAACGCCGTGAGTGTGGCAATGTCTGCCGGAGTAAGCTCTCCAGCCACGATGAAAAGACGCTCAAGAGCCTTGATCATCTCAGGGTCATTGCTTGCGATCTTTGCAATCTGGTTTCTGGTTGGGACGTTTGGATCAGCCATCAGAATGCCAGCGGTTCAATCCGCGCCTCCAATGCTGCGATCGCCACATGGGCGTCAGACGTGCCGCGGAAGCGCTGCATCCGCATGTTGCGCATGTGCCCCTGCTGCAGCCACATCAGGCGCTTGTTGCGCTCTCCTGTCTTACCTGCGCGGATCGGTTTCTCCACGCTCCAGGTGACACCGTCCACGCTGTATTGCGTCCAGATCGTTGGATCGACGCCAAACGCTGTGGAACCTGTCAGGCTGACCAGCTCGAGATCGTGGAAGATCGCGCCCTGTCCCTGGTTATATACGATCAGCGTGCCGAACTCCCAGCCGATGGTCTCGCCCCAGTGAGTGGACACCATGTCGGTCAGATAGCCGAACTGGTTTGTGCTCGGGTGGCAGACGTTCCAGCGATCATATGCCCAGATGCAGGTGCATGCGTTCCAGATCCCGTCACCGACCAGGGTCGAAGACAGAGTAAACCAAACCGGCACAGAGAGCGCTTGCGTTCCTGCACCGTCAAACACCAGCGTGTGACGAGGCAAGTGAACGATCAGATGCATGTGAGCTTGGTTGATGCGCTCCTCGAGGAAGGCAACGGAGAGCTCTTCCTCTGTGTAAGTCTGCAGGATCTCCTCGATCTCACGGGTGGAGATCTTCTGAGCGTTACCGTTTGCGCCGAGATAGATGCCTGGCGCCTCATTGCGACCACCACCCAGGAAAGCGATGTTATCCATGAAGACACAGCACGCGTGCGTGCCAACACAGCCCTTCTGGATCTGAGCGCCAGGGATACGAACGAACGGAAAGCCAGTGGTTCCAGCGTTGTCGAACACCTCGATAGTGTAGCGGTTGAGCGCATAGATCTCGTTGCGCAGTTTTAGCAAGCCCTCGATCGGGTCAGGATCGGCTTCGGCCGAGCCATATTTGAGCGGGTTCACAGAGAACGGATCATCGAGATCCGTGACCACAAGGAACTCACCATCGGTGGTCATGTAGTAACCATCGACCCACACCACATCGAGGACAGTCCCGAGATCCGTGTCGGTGACTTGCGTCAGTGTCGTGCCATCATAGAGATACATGCGGCCGCCAGAGGTGATCGCCAGATAGGTGAAGCCATAATCGAACGTGACGCGACCACCAGTGCCAACATCACCGATTTCTGTCACGGTGCTGTCGGCTGCGATAGAGACGAGCTTCGTCCCCATCACGCGATAGATCGTGCCGTTCCAGTTGATGCCGCCACGGTTCACGCCTGGGCCGGTGCCAAGCTCAATGATCCCTTCTCCCGGGCGCAGATACCCCTCAGAAATCCCAGTCGCTTTCGGGACTGGAACCATGTTCTTGGGGTAGGATGTCCGAAAGTTAGGAGATCCGTCTGCAAAGATGCCGGAGAGAATAGGGATCTGCATTAGCCAATCCGATACCAGGTCGAGGTTGCTGCGTCGAAGCGCATGGTGAAGAAGCCATTTGCCGCCAGTGTCGTCGGAGCGCCAACAACAGTCGCACCAGATGACACGGTGAGCGATGTCACGATCTGTGTGCAGTTTACGGTCACGGTGTCTTTGTCTGTCGCGCCAGTAGGCAGAACGATTGCGCCTGCAGCGTAGGTGCTAACGGGTGTCAGAAGCAGCCAGACGTTTCCGGTGTTCACGGTAACGCTGAAGCCAGTCGCTGCTGGTGCCGCATACTGGGTGTTCTGCGTGACTGTGGTGACGTTGGCGTTCACATATTCCATCAGGGTGGTGATCGATGCCTTGCGGCTGTCACCGTTGCTGGTGTCCCAGACAGCGATATTGTCACCGCCTTGCAGCGAGCTCACGAAAGAGAGTTGATTGATTGTGGCCATGTCTTACTCCAGATCAAGAATGCCGTCAGAGCCGACCTGCAACGGGTCTTGTGGCTCACGCAGGAACGGGTTGTTGTAATAGCGCCAGCCTTTGTTGCCAGCACCGCCAGGGATCGTCTGATTGCCCAGCTGCATTTCGATCGGCATCGCAGAGTTGGCGACGATCTCGTTGTATGCGCGCTTGGCTGCGGCTTTCGTTTCTGGGCTCACCGTCTTACCAAAGCCGGCAGAGATACGGATCGCCAGGTTGAGATACATTGCCTCGATGGCGTTGTCAGGAACTCCAACCTCTTGATCAAGGTCGCTGTCAGCGGGCGAGGATGGCAGCGGATAGCCCAGGCGGATGCCCTTTGCGTTCCAGGTGGCCATCATCGCATCAAGGCGCCGCAGAGCGCTTTCGAGCTGCTGCGGCTGCAGGTCAAAGACATACGACGCGAGACCGATTTCCTCGAAGGCCTGCTCGACGATGTTGCGTTTCGTGTAAGCCATTATCGGCCACCTCCTGCATAGATCATGCCCTGCTGGGCTCCACCGCCACG